GTGGGTGGATTCTTTGAATACCAACCACGCCATCTGCCTCGCCAAACTCGTATACCGTAGGCATAGGAATCATTAGCGGGTCTTCTGGATTATCTGTTGTAAAATAAACTCCAGTTACAATAGGACGCTCATTAGCATCTTTGTTATCCCACAATAGTTTAAACTTATCAACACTAATAACTACATCTGAATCTACCCAGAGTAACCAGTCTGATTTGTTCTGGTCATACCAATAGTTAATTACTTTTTCACGTTGTCTGGCAATTTGGTTGCCCTGACTACGCAGTGAGGTTTCAAATGTAATACCTGATTTAAGTAGTACATCTGCTACACCTTGCATAAACTTGCCGTCTACATTGCCGTTATCACACCAAGCAATAGATACTGTTTCTTGCATTGTCCCCTACCTTTGTTATTTGCTTCTGTACTTTGCTGTCTTTTTAGCAATTGATTTAGGTTGCTTAACAAACTGCTTACCCTTTGCATTACCTTCAGACTTAGCCTTATTGGTTGCTGCTTTTTCTGCTGGGCTTAACGCACTCCAAGCCGCTTCTGGTAAGTATCTTTTCTTTCCCTTAGATGGCTTACCATCAGAGGTTTTCCACTTTTGTGCAGTCCATTTTTTAAGTGACTGTTGAGACTTAGCAAGTGCCATTACTTGTAACCTCCGCCTGCCTTCTTATATTCAACTGCAAGTAGTTGTGCTTTACGGGCAGACCATTCTCCTGGGTCTCCACCCTTTGAACCTGCTTTAATCTTCTTAAACAAAGCGGCTCGCATTGCTGGCTTTGTATAGTTACCAGCAGCATTAACTTTGGACTTAGCCTTCTTTTTTACCATTTGACTTTATCCGCCCAGTAGGCTGCCGACATTTTGCCCTTGGCAATGTTCTTAGCGTGACGTGCTTTAAAAGACTTCTGACGGGCTGTTGGCTTTCTGTCACCAGTAACCCCCTGCTGACCAAAGCGAATAGTCTTGACCTTATCGCCTTCTTTAGCCACAACTACGTGTGACTTTGTTGGATGATTTGGTGTGCGCTTAGGCTTGTTAAAGCCTGACACTCCTGCTCGCTTTAGTCTAGGGTCTGTCATTTTCCTTTAATTCTCTTTCCTTTTGAGTCGTAACGTGCTCCCATAAAGAACGCACCAAAAGCCTGACCTTGTTCTGCTCTTGCTTTTTTATTAGCAGCAATAGCACGCTCATCTGCTCCTGGGCGTACATCTGCAGAAGCATTATCTGCTACACGCCATGCTTGATAGGCTTGATTAATCTCGCTAGCAAGATTCTCAAGATAGTTTTTGCTTTTAGCCATGACTACTTCTTCTTGCCCATCTTCTTCATAGCAGCCTTCTTTGCAGTCTTCTTCATACCCTTTTTCATTTCCATCATCTTCTCAGACTTGGACTCCATCATTTCGCCAGCGGCGTATGCCTTAGCGGCTTTTTTTCCTGCTGGTGTATAAGGGAACTTCTTATTTCCTACCATTGGCATTATATTTGTCCTATCTCTTTCATTACTTCAGCGGTTTTTTTATTTATGTCTTTTGCTTTAGGCATAGTATCTGCATCGTATGCCTTGCCTAAAGTTTCTGATGCAGTGTGTGCTGCTTCTATATCTTGCATTCTTGTGCCAGAAGGCTGTATGCCTTGTGCTCTAGCATCTCGATATGCTTCTAGTTCTGCATTCCATTTTTTGTCTGGAATGTCTCTTGCTGCGTCTCCAACCCCTAGTTCAAGGGTTAGAACTTTGCAACCAAAACATCCTTCAACATACTCTGGATGTGTTTGTTTTCTATGTAGACTCATATTGCTGTAAAGTTAGCCTCTGTTACACCAATGCCACCTGCAATTAAAGCGGCTTTAGTTGCTTCAGAAACAATATGGTTTCTTCCGCCAAGGTAGATTTCTTGATAGTCATCTAGTTGGTCATCTAATAAATACCGTGTAGTTGAGTATGTCCCGCCGCTTTTAACAACCGTTAGTCCTTTATCTAATTTATAGAAATGAAACAAACGATGTCCACCTGCTGGTCCTTCACGGACAGTTGGTGTTTTAAATACGTACTCTGTCATGCGTCCTCCTTAATGGACTTACTGATAAGCAGGGGCACGTGCGCCCCTGCCTACCCGTCAATCAACTAAGCGATTGATGAACCTGATTCGATTCGGTATAGTGCCTCTTCGCGGTAGCGAGCAAAGCCAAGTACGCCGTACCAACCCATTGGGCGATGGCGCATCAACTTGTCAACTACTGGTCCGATTACTACGTGTGGTTCTTCTGCCACTGCTTCTGCCATTGCTTGCTGTCCAGCAAGAATTGTGCGGTAAACGCGAGCAGATGATGCTCCGTCTGTAGCGTTGTATAGACGTGGTGACTCTACGAAGTATGCACCTTCGTACTGTCCAATCTCACCAGACCAGATGCGGTCCTGTGAAGCACCGTACTGATTTGGAAGAAGCCATCCTGCTGAACCTGTCTCAGCACGTAGGTCGTGTGAAACTTCTGGGTGGATACCACACCAGTATAGTGAACCCTTACGAGCAACAGACTTGTTAGCACGCAACTTAGCAACAGCCTTGCGGATGTTTGCTGAAGATAGCGTTGCTGCTGCTGTAACTGTTGCTGTTGAAGTTGCTGTTGAACCTGAGTAGATTACGTTTGTACCGCCACGCAATGTTGCCATTGCTACTGCGTCAATAGAATCTGCAAGGTTGAATGCAATAATGTTAGCAATTGCTGGGTCTACATCAGCAAGGCTGAAGAGTTCCAAAGCACGTGTAACAAGTACTGAGTTACCATACTCGTTAAGAGTAATAGTAACTGATGTTGGTGTTGACAGTGCTACTGAATCTGGGTCAGCATCTTCTGTCAATGCGGTTGTTGCCGCTGAAAGGTCAACGTAGCGCTGTAGAACTACTGTTGAACCTGGGATTGCTTGCTTAGCAGGACGCTTATCTGCGACAGAACGAATTAGGGGTTCTGAGCGGAGAGCGAACTCTAGTAGGCGGTCATACGCCTTCTGTACTAGACCTGCTGCACCTGCTGTACCTCCAAGAGTAGAGGAACCAGTTGATGTAAAGGCATTAGCCATGAGTTGTCACCTCCAAGTGACTAGGAGCGGAAAATTATTGCGAGCGAAGGAAAGCAATAAGTTCTTCTTGAGAGTTAAACTCTCCGCCCAAACGTGCTTCTAAATCTTCTGCCCGTGATGGAGTCCCAGCGTTCTGAGTAATAATGTCCTGCTGACGTAATGTCGCACGGTCTACCTCAGTAATACGCTGTTCTTGTTCATCACGTGTATATCCAAACAAATCTCCGTTATCATCGAGCCAGTTCATAACTGTCTCCTCGTTAACATCATCTAAGTCTTTTAAGATAATACGTGCTGCTTTAGGATTGACTCCCTTTTGTTCTAGGACTTCTTTGACTGTACGCTCACGCTGCACCTTGGTTAAACCCTCAAGTTGCTCAGTAAGTTCCTTGATACGCTTCTCATCTGCTCGCTTGGCTTTGCGTAACTTTTTTACTAAGTCATCGCCACCAAGGTTCTGGTCGGTATCTAGTTCATCGTCTTCGTCATCCCAGTAGTTGTTGCTCATAGCAACCCACCCTTCTATTCGTTGTTAGTTCGCAGGCCACAGTTCAGTTCGGGGAAACTGGCTGGCTCCTACTATCGGTCTATTACACTGCATGGGGCCGATAGGTCCATGTCAGGAATTAGAATGTATTTCTGCTTGCTGACTTAAGAGATACTTTGCTAGTGCCAGATGCGCCGCTCATGCGACCAGTCTCTAACTTAGCAAGGTCTTCAAGTTCTTTCTTAGCAGTGGCTGATTGACGTAAGTAAACATCTTCAGCCTGTTGTTGTGTATATGTGCCATTCTCGTAAGCACGTAACTGAGCAGCACGTGGAAGAACGCTAGCAATTTGAGCAGCACCAAGTTGTGCTTGCTCTCTGCTAATACCAAGGGCTGCATACTCTTCCATTGATGCGGTATTAATTTTAAGTCCTTGTGCTAGGAATGCTCCACCAATTGAAGCAGCCTGAGCCTTAGCCTCTAATTTAGGTAAAGTTTCTTCTGGTTTTAAAAAGTACGCAAAAATATCGCCATCGCTAATCATTGGGAAAAGTTCTTTAATTGCTTTAAGAGTATTATTATCTGACTTAGAAAGACCAGAAGCAATATCCATTCTGCGCTTTAACTCAGTTGGTGCAATTGTGCCACCAATATATTTAGCAAAGGTAGCCTGTTGTTGGTCACGGGTAGAACCCATAAGAGACTTTTGACCATAGGCTGTAAAGATTTCAGCCATTGCATTCTCTAAATCTAAGTATGTGCCTTCATCATAGACATTTAATCCTGCTTTTCTACGGGCTTCATTACCAGCAAAACGAGCCTTGTACTCTGGACGTTCACGCAAAATCATAGTTGCCTGTGCTGATGGAGTACCATTAATAATTAAATCTTTAACAGCATCAGCCAATGTTCCTAGACCATACTTGTCAAACTCTGCTTTTAAAACAGCCCAAGCAGATAGTCTTTGTGACTTAATTGCTGCTGCATCTGAAGCGGCTTGCAAATCTGCAGCATACTTAGTGGCGTTAGCAATTGCATCATTTCCGCCACCATTATTACCGTTATTATTGTTGCCACTACCATTGTTGTTATTGCCTGCATTGTTATTGCCTGCATTGTTATTGGTTGCATTGTTATTGGTTGAAGTTTCGACTCCGTCAGTGCTCCAGCCAGTGATGTTTCCTTTAGCATCTTTAATAGGTTGTGGTTGGTTTATTAAACCATTTGCTCCAACAGGGTCATCAAAAGTTGCTTGTGTTTGACCACCTATTGCACGAGAGCCATACTTTGCTTGATTTTCTGCAGTGTTTGGAGCACGATAAAGTTTCCATTGCCCAGTATTTGCACCACCAACCCAACTGTAATAGTTGATAAAATTTCCAGTCGAATCTTTTGGAGCATCTGGACGGTTTGTTAAGTCAAACATTGGGTCAGATGCAGCGCGTTCTTCTGCTGCAATGCGGGCTTGTTCTTCACGGGCTGCTTGGATGTAAGCAGTTTTTTCTGCTTGTGTCATTGCTCTGCGCTCGTCAGCAGAAAGTTCTGCATAAGGAGTCATCGCAAGTTCTTTTGCAGCAGCAATAGAAGCAGCAGTTACCTCAGCCTCTGTAATTTTACTGGTGTCAGTCTTAGTACCAAAAACTCTTTGAGGTTGTGGTTGGTCATCATCAATTCGCATTAATTCTGGATTAAATCTAGCCATTATCTACCCTGCAATCCAAAGTCTTGCAAGATACGTAGCATCGTACTTGTTGACTTTTCTATAGCCTCATCGGTAAATCCATAATCTTTATGTCGCATTACTGCTCTATCAAAATCCCAGACTGGACGCAAGTTTCCTTTTTCGTCAAACATATTTTCTTGAAGCCAACTATCTTCCATAGTCAAATCTGTTCGTTGAAGTTTAGAGTTCATTCGATTAACGTATGGTTGGTAAATTGTACGAAGAGAAAGACCCTGCTTCATTAGATTCTGCACTTGCTCTGTCTGTCCAACAAGTGCTGCATTTTTAATCTCAGCCTTAATAGCATCAAGACTTTCGCCTCTATCAAGGCGTTGCATCCATGAAGATACCTGTGCCTTGGTAAAGTCTTTATCCAACTGAAAACCGTAGTCATTGGCATAGTCATCTAAATCTTGTACATTAGTAGCAACTGCACCCTTTGGGGTGCCAGTTCCGTAACTAACCTTTGCATTAAGATATTTAGAAATGTAAGCAGTATTTTTCTCATTGGCTGAGTCATAGA